TGTAGCCCATGCTCTTGGCCATAGAATTGATCATGATGTTGCGCAAGGCGCCTTTGTAAGCACTGGCAGGATCGCTGGATAGCACGAACTGATTCCAGCGAGGTTTGTTGGCAAACATGAAGTCAGTCTGTGCAAATCCATTTTTGGGATCGTCGCCGATAGCAGTGAGGAAATGCACAGCACTGCCAGATTTTTTTATGTAGCGACCAGCATCCACGCCTTGCTGACGTGCCCAGGTGCCCAGTAGGGCCGTGAGCTGTTCCTTGGAGATCTCATTGGCGTCAACTTGTAGATCCAAGTCTCCCGACGATTCTTTGCGCCCGGTGGTGCCTAACCAACGTGCTGGCAATCCATCCAAGGGATTCTTTTCTGTGGTAAAATCCAGCCCAGTGATCCGTTCCAGATATCGGACGGTACCAGGTATCTCTGCTCGCTGGATACGACGAGTCAGGGGTTGACCTTGATCATCCTTGAATACATTACCGCCTTCTAGTAATTTCATATGCTCTGACCTGAGGTCTGTTTGCTGCCACTGAGCTGCGTCATCGCCGAACGTGTGGCCATGGCGTGCGTGGCACCACCCGTGATCACTCCGCCGGTCTCAAGATCTCTCCAACCCGCTGTGGGCGCATCCCATTCGTAGCGTGTGCTCATCTTTTCACCAGTACGCGGATCTGCTGTATCCAATGCCACTACGAATCCATCAGGTATGCTATACACAGGATTGGACTTGGCTTTGAGGTACTGAGGAATGAAGGTAGTAGATAGGAAGTCTTTGACTAATTTGGAGTCCGTGGTCTTTATCTGATCGTTTATGGCTGCCACAGTTTCAGAGCTCAAACGCGACTGTGAAGTACGGGCCAGCCAGTTGGCAAAAGTACGCTGATACTCGCCCACATCCATAGCTTCACCTGCGGGTCTGCGGCTGTTTTCTTGCCGTACCACATTGTCCCAGGCACGGGCGAACTGATCTGCCAGGGTTTCTACTTGTTGTTTGTCACGAGCTTGTGCCACAGTATCGCTCATGTTTTTGAACCATTGTGGAGTGAGCTTTCCCCGGAAAGCGGCCATCTTATCTTTGGCCGTGCTCATAGCGGCAGCTTGCTGTGCTTGGCCCATGGCCTGCAGATCTCCCCACAGACCCTCAGAAATGAATTCTTTAGCTCTCATCAGTGCGCCTCACGGTACGGGTGAATTTTGACTCGTCACGCAGGCGTATGGCGTTGAGCAGTTTGCGCTGTAGATTTTCAGCGGTTTCTTGGTCGTAGGTCTGTTCGATCTGCTCTAGCAGGCGTATAGCACTGGCTATGATATTGCTGGCCCGTGTTTCTATCACGTGCCGGCGATCTCGCTCGATGTACATGGCATCGAGTTCTTCTAATATGCTACGGGTCTTTTTTTGCATGATCACAAAGCCTTTGGATTATTTATTGCTTGTGTGCTCTTAGATATTATTGAGTCAACCCGATTTTACGAGCAAAATAGTCAGATAGTGCATGATATCCATTGTCATCGGGGTGTCCTTTGAACTTTTTATACGAATATCCGTATTTTTTACCTATATCAGGATCCTGGAAATAATTTACTATAACATCGTCAAAATACTCCGGCTGTTCTTCGAGATTTTTAGCATGGACAGCACGTAAACACTTCAATTTACGATCCAGATCTTTGATGCCAATATTCAATTCATCCAACGGCATTCCTAATTTTCTAAAATCATTATCATTTTGGTAGTCATTGATCCAAGATAGTTCTTTGGCGTATAGTTGAGGATGCAAAGACAACCCTGTCATATAAAGAGGAATTCCTAAAGATTTGACACTATGCATAAAATAAAAACTCGTCCAAATAACACTTTGTATGTCTCCCCAAGGATGCCAAATTTCAGTAAACATTCGGTATAATTTAGTATTGTCTTCATTTGGCCAAACCGATTGCCACTTACCATGATCTAACACTTCGGTCCTGTCGGCGGGTGCAATGGGAAATATAATGTAATCGTAGTCAGAATCTCGGCATATTTCTTCAATGCAGATCCTAGTAGCACGTTGATTTGAACATCCGGGCCGGGCTAAATTTACTACATCTACTCCATAATTTTTAGCCATCTGTGCAGGCCAGGATTTAGTTGATGGGTCGGAACTTTCTTCTCCGTAGGTCCAACTGTCTCCAATGGTCAATATTCTCATGATTGTTTGATCTGACCTAATAATTGTTTGAGCTTGTTCGATTGCACATCAGCAGTGACTTTGCCTATATCAGCATCATCATTGCCGCTGTCCTGCGATACTGTACTTTTAGCTTTGATGCTTTCATAGATGCTGGGCTTTTTCACGAACCCACCGGCGGCAGGAGCTTCTTCGCCCAGGTCTCTGATACGCAGGCTTTCCATGTCAAACTCTAGTTCTACTTTCTGTCCCACACCCGAACTACTACGAGTCTTCATCAACTGTAGCTGATAGCGTCCACGCTCACGCATAGCACGACTGGTAAAGATACCAAACACGTTGTCCGCTGTGTTGATCTTGGAAATACCACCCGAGATATGGCTGTGGTCAAACTCAATCTCTTCCACGGCCGCACGGTTCAACTGCGATGCTGTGACAAATATGATGTTGAGTTCTTTGGCCAGATTTCGCAGTTCTTCCGATACATATTTGTCTTTCACGAACAAGTCGTTGGGCGATACCTTGGCACTCACTGGCATCAACAAGTCTAGATAGTCCACACACATAAAGTCTGCTTTCACACCAGTCTGTATCTCTAGCTCTTTGAGATACGCCCGGATGTCGTTCACTGTGCTCTGTGCTGGCATGTACTTGATGCGCAATTTACCTGCTTTCTTGGCCATCATCTTGACTTTCATTTCCACTGTGTCAAGATCCTTGAAAATGTCCTTGGCCGCTGTATTAGTCATCATTGAGTCAATACGATACGAACACAAGCCTTCTGAAAGTTCTAGCGTGATATACACTCCGCTGAGTCCTGCCTGCGCCCAGTTCACTGCCAAGTTTTGCATGAACAAGGATTTTCCAGAACCTGATCCGCCTGCGAAGATCTGTAGCTCACCTCTGTTGAATCCACCATATAGTAATTTGTCTAGCGCGGGCCAGCCTGTGGAGTTCTGTCCGTTGTTGCTCTTCAATGCCATGAGTCGGCTACGAGGATCATCAAAGTAGTCTGTGCCCATGTCCTTGGTAAGGCTGATCTGCACAGCATCTTTGATCAATTTCTCCACTGGATCAAAATTGCCTTTTTCTAAGAGATCTGCTGACTTCAAGATCGCACGTTCTAGTTCTTGCCTGCGAGTGAATGCTTCAAACTCTTCAAGGAACCAATCAAAGTGCCCTTCGTTGAGATCCGGCACGGCAGCGAGCTTGATCCCAGTGGCCGCTGATATCTGCGCACGATCCGGCATGGTCTTGTGCTGATCGCAATGTTCTTTGATGAATTCAGCCGCGGTCCTCAGACTGCGATCAAAATTTTCTGGATTGTAGATATTTTGCACACGCACATAGCTCTGTGCATCTTCCAGCATCATCTCCAGGAACAAACGCTGTACATCAACTCCGTAATCTTTTAACAATTTGTTTTTTCCTCAATTCAATCTTGATCTTACTGGTCTCTCGGGCTTGCATAATAGTTAGCAATGTGCCCAATCTCCCAAACTGTTTCACCGCATCATTGACATCTTTGCAGCCTGTGGGCCAGTCTGGTATGCTGACTGCCCAACCCAGTTCCATTGCACGATCCACGAGTTTCATGCCAGCTTCATCCTGATCGGGCACCACGGTGATTTTCCGACCCAGGCTGCGTATCAATCTCGCCTGCGCATCATTGATCTCAGCATGTAATACCGCTAATCCTGATATCGAGAGCGCATCGAACACACCTTCCATTACCAGAACATGTTGCCAATCGGCTCGTTGCAGATCTGTTCCAAACACATATCCCGGCTGTATGTCCTGGACGTACTTAGGAGTCTTGTCATCAAGGTATCTTGTGGTATGTCCCACAATACGACCATCGTAAGTGAAAGGCACGATCACGCCCGGGCGAGGCGTCCATTTTGCCGTGGGCTCACCACCATTCATGCCCATAGGGTAGTCTTCGGGGATGCGACGATCTCGCAGATACTGCCAATGGACCGGTGTGTGTTCATCCACAATAATGAATCCTTCGGGTAGTTCACGGTCTTCGAAAGTGATGTTTTGTAGGACGTTAGCAGTACGCTGACGATCGTCTAGCAGTCCGGCTACGCTCCGGTGTCGGAGACTTTCGAGATTGATGCGCTCGATTTCTTCCTGTGGCACGTTCATCCACGTCAGTAATTTGCGAGCCTTGAATGATAGATTCCTGCCCATGACGAAACTGGCAGTAAACCCACAGTTGAAACAGTGATAACTCCAGCCTTGATCAGTGACTTTGATTCCGCCACGCTGACGACGATCTGCTGATTCTCCGTTATGTACACAGCATGGTGCGTTGAACGAAATCCAGCCGGATCCTGTTTGTTTGCGTTTGCCAGGAAGATACGAATGTAGGTCTATCACCCTAACATTTTACTATACTTTATGTGTTCGATCAAGTGGTCTGCTATGATCTGATGGCCTTTTTCATTGGGATGACCGCCAGAAGCGAAGGGTTCGGTACCTAGATCTTTTTTCTTTTGGTAGAGTACATCGCGGAAATTAGTCCCGGAATAGATCAGGCTAGGCACGTTCACCCCATAGCGATTTTCCAGCACAGAAAACTGTATCACTGGAATTCCATAACGACTCTGTGCTTGATCGAAGAGATTGATAGTCTGTTGGAAATTGTATTCTGCCCATTCTCGATGGTAGCTCATACCCAACCATAATTTTTGCAACTGGAACCAATTGTCATCTATGTCAGGATTAGGCTGTGTGAGCCAGGTGCCGTGCATATGGCGATTCCACTGAGGATCTTTCATTGATATTTCATGCAAGGGATTGAACCAGCTCTGGCGTGTGGCATCGGTATGTCCAACAAGGAATATCGCATCATCGCGGCTCTGATTATTACGCAGATACCACATGAGATTCCAGCGCATGCTTTCCAAGCTGGCCCCAGGAAAGGCCATGTTATCCAGCTCTAGTCCATAATGTTTGGCTACCAGTCCTGCATAACAATTGGCCAAACGATAAGGTTTGTTTTGGTCATAATGGTCTCGGAATTCTGCTTCCGAAAGATTGCGAAATTCAGGAGCGATGAGTTCATCGCCATAGGTCCAACTACAGCCAAATGCTACTACTTTCTTTATCTTCATCTGAATTCAATGCTACTGATAAATCCGTTATTGATTTTTACGTTGGGATTGTTGACATAACCTTCGCCGCCTGCGGTGACCACGATACCTGTGACATCACCGCCTGAAGCCACAGCATACCCTTCGGCTCCTGTGCCTTCTCCGTGGAATTCTATGTTAGGATTAGGAGTAGATATCCACTGGCTTCCTTGATTGTTCATAGTCACGTTGGTCACTGTACCACCACTCACAACAGCGTTGCCGGCCTTGGCTTTATAACCATATTGATTGATTTCAAAACGCACGTAATTATGATAACCTTCTACGTTCCAATACACACGATCAGCCTGATTGATGAACTGGCGCTGATCGCCAATATCGTACCATGGGCCTAACTGTGTATCACTGCCCTGTGCCTTGACGTTGCCGGAGAAGTTGTCAAAGCTGAATTGGAATGTCACAAGATCTCTGCCCTGCACATACACAAAGCCACTGTGATTGCGATTGGGATTGTCCTGGCTGATTTCAGGGTTAGTGGGAATATTCATGATCTCAGATGGCACGAAATCTGGATATACAGAATCTACTATATCACACATACCACGTCCGCTGGCATAATCATCTGTGAACACAGCTTCATTGAGATCTCCTGAGCTACGTTCGAGACTCCAACCTGCTGGTTGTGCATCAATGTCATCTAGATCTGTACTCAGCAAAGTGACTTTGGCTCGTCCAAACTGTGCGTTCAGTATCACTAGATCCTTGCTCAACAACAAGATATCACCGTTGGTTGATATCAGTCGGAATGTGATTGTAGACCCGGAGATATTCACGGGCTTCTGATCTTGATTCACAAATTCAAATAGTATGACGTTGTCCACGCCACGGTTTATCTTTAGATTTTTTGCGTACACTGGTTGCCACCTCCGTTGAAAGTATGCACCACTGGTGTCAATCAAAATGACCTGTTGCTTTTGCTGATATAAATAGGCTGTGGTTGAATACATTCGAATAA